GAAGCTATGCAGGATGTACAAAATCCTAATACTTCTACTAAATCTGAGCATATTAGAAGAGATGTTCATGTAACTGTAGAATCAATACCTTTGGGTGCAGCGACTAACATCAGCGATTGACGAATGTATAAAAACCTAGTAAATTGTACGATACTCGCCAATTTACAAGCTTTGCGCACTTGCTTTAACATTAATAATATAAAGAGAAACTATGGGATTATTAAGAAAAATAACTAAACCATTTAAAAAAGCTGGAAAATTAGTTCGTAAAATTATTCCAAAAGAAATAAGACCGGCATTACCTTTTCTAGCAGCGGCTACACCTTTTTTATTACCAGCAAAAGGTATCGCAAGTTTGCCTTTTTATTCTAATCCAGGAGTGCAAAGAGGTATACTTTCAGCACTAGCCAATGTGGGTTCACAGGCAACTATGGATCCTGAAGGAGATATTAATCTCTTATCAGCGGCATTAGCAGGGGCACAAGGTTTTGGAACTACACAAGGTGCTGGTGATTTCTTGAGAGGTCTGACCACTGCCGGGCAAGCAGGCACAACGAGTCCAATAGGATTAGATAGAATTTTATCAGACAGAGGATTTTTTACAAAAGCAGCAGATCTTGGTTTGTCAGGATTAGCTAAAGGTGCAGACTTTTTAGGTGGCACTAGAGAAACAATGGAAGCATTAGGTAGAGGTCCAGAAGCTGCTGGTATGGATTTATTTACAACAGAAGGAGCAAAAGCAGCAGGAAAAGCAGCAGCTATACCATTAGCACAAGGAACAGGTGATCTTGCGTATTCAACCGCAACAGCAGCATTAAGAGAGTTTAATGCAGCAGAAGCAGCAGAACTAGCACAAGCAGGTATGGATGAGGCAGCGATTGCAAACGCTAGAAGAGCTGCGATTAGAGAAGCTATGGAAGTATCAGGATTTACAGAAGAAGACATATTAGAGACATTCGATGAAATAGGATTAAAACAAGGCGGTATTGTATCTTTAGCAGAAGGTGGTATGTTAGATTTCAATGGTAAAGAAATGGATTTAAGAGGTGGTGGTTTTGTGCCGATAGGCAAAAAAGAAAAAGCAGA